TATCACTAATACAAGCAGGGAATTAACACCAGAGGAAAAGTATAGACTTACAATGTCACCAGAGATTTTATCGCTACATAAGGTTGAAGACAATGACACACTGACAGTATCAGCTTTTTTAGAGTTTGATGACGTAAACAGCAAGAATGAGGAAACACATGTCTTAAGTATACTTGGCACTAATGATGAGGTCTGGTGTATGCAGTCAGCAACGGCAAAGCGTTCATTTTTTGATATGGTGTCGATTTTTGGGAATGATAATTTTACAATTAAAAAAATATCAGGTGAAACAAAAGCAGGACGCGAATATGTTAATCTTACATTAGCATAATCATAAATATGTTATCTTAAACAGCAGGTAGGGTGTTAGCAGCACTCTACCATTATTAATAGGAGTATTCACTATGGTGAAAAAAAGAAAAAAGAAAAAACCTACGCAATTACAGATAGAATATAGAAAAGCACGTAGGAATTTACAAGCACGTGTTCGCCGATTAGAGAAAAAAGGTATTGTGACAGAACCTATTCCAGCAATACCAAAACGTATTACACCTAATTCAATTAATAGGTTAAATAAATTAACAAGAAAGAAACTAAAAGAAAAGAAAGTAATAAAGTTTGATGCTGAAACAGGTGAAATACTTGAAGAAATAACAAGAACAAAAAGAAAGAAAAAAACAGAAGCTTCACAGATACTTATACAATCAACAGAAAATGAACCATCAGAGTACATATCATATGATAGAATGTCAGACATAATAATAACAAATGTAATGTCTGAATTATCAAGTGTAAAATCCTATATATCCAGACCAGAAGCAAGAAACAACGTAGATAAAATAGAACACACGATAAACTCACTCATAGCACAATATGGTAAACGTGAAGTATCAATGTCGCTCAATAAAGCAAATGCAGAAGACAAAATAACACTTCCATTGATGTATGATGATGAAGCAACAGCACGCTTCTTAATTGACATAATGTCTTTTTTATCTGAGATAGGTAGTGAATTTGCTGAGAGTGAATACGACAATATAATGAATGAATTTGAAAGTATCTGATTATGTATGAAATATGAAAAGAAGTATGAATATTATGTTGGTGATTTTGAAACAACAGTATATAAAGGACAAAAATTTACCGAAGTGTGGGCTAGTGCAATAGTCCCACTATATAGTGAAAATGTTACAATTCATCATAGCATAGATGAAACATTTAATTATTTAGTTACAATCACTAAAACGCATAAATCAAATATTTGTATATATTATCATAACTTAAAATTTGACGGTTCATTTTGGTTAGATTTTTTAATTAATAAGCTCAAATACACGCAAGCTATAGAACAAATAGGAAAAACAAAATATCAATCTGAATGGTTAAGTGATAAAGATATGCCTAATCATAGCATTAAATACAGCATATCCGATATGGGTCAATGGTACACAATCTTAATAAAGGTGGGGCGTTATTACATAGAATTTCGTGATAGCTTAAAATTATTGCCATTTAGTGTTAAACAAATAGGCAATTCATTCGGAACTTTACATAAAAAGCTTGAAATGGAGTATAAAGGTTTACGTTATGCAGGTTGTACTATCACAGATAAAGAACGTGAGTATATAGCAAATGATGTACTTGTCGTAAAAGAAGCACTTGAAATAATGTTTAATGACGGTCACAACAAACTTACAATAGGTAGCTGTTGTATGGCTGAATTTAAAAGTCATTATGACAAACAGGACTGGAACACATTTTTTCCATGCCTTTATGATATACCACTAACAGAAAAGTTTGGTAGTCTAACAGCAGGTGATTACATTAAGCGTAGCTATAGAGGTGGTTGGTGTTATGTAGTACCAGAAAAGACAAATCGTATATTTAAGCGTGGTACAACAGCGGATGTAAACAGCTTATATCCAAGTATGATGTCATCTGAGAGTGGTAATCGTTTTCCAGTTGGCAAACCTAATTTTTGGAGTGGTAACTATATACCAGATAAAGCAATAGGTGATAATAAATATTATTTTGTTAGAATAAGAACACGCTTTAATATTAAAGATAACTATTTACCTTTTATTCAGATTAAAAATAATTATTTTTATAAGGGTAATGAGTGTCTAAAAACTAGTGATATATATAACAGTGACACAGGACACTATTGTAAATATATAGAAAACGCTAATGGTGAAATAGAACTTAATAGAGTAACTTTAACGCTTACAATGACAGATTTTGAACTTATAAAAATTCACTATAACTTAGAGGATTTTGAAATATTAGACGGTTGCTGGTTTTTTAGTGAGATAGGTATATTTGATGAATATATGGAAAAGTATAAGCAAATTAAAATGAATAGTAAAGGTGCTAAGCGTTCATTAGCTAAATTATATCTTAATAATCTTTATGGAAAATTTGCGACTAACACAAACAGTAGCTTCAAAGTGGCTTTTACAAAAGAGGATGGCTCATTGGGCTTCTATTGTGTTAGAGAAAATAAAAAGAAAGCTGGTTATATTGCAATAGGTTCGGCAATAACTTCATATGCAAGAAACTTTACAATTCGTGCTGCTCAAAAAAACTATCATGGTATAGACAAACGTGGTTTTATATATGCTGATACAGACAGCATACACTGTGACTTAGAACCAGCAGAGTTTATAGGTGTTCCAGTACATCCAACAGATTTTTGCCATTGGAAACTTGAGAGTAGCTGGGATAAAGCAATATTTGTACGTCAAAAGACATACATTGAACACGTAGTAGCAGAAGACTTAGAACCAATAACAGAACCATACTATAATATCAAATGTGCTGGTATGCCCCCAGCTTGTAAAAATTTATTTGATTTATCAATGAGAAAAGACAAAACAGATATTGACATAGATAAATATAATAATGAAGAAAAAAAATTCATACTTAAAGACAGAACACTAAACGATTTTAAAGTCGGTCTTGTAGTACCGTCCAAACTTTTACCTAAACGTATTAGAGGTGGCATAGTACTTGAAGACTGCTATTATTCTATGAGGTGATTATATGATATTAATTACACTTAAAGACATAATACTATTAATATGGATAGCATTAGTAGTAATAATTGGTATATTATACATCATATACATAATATTAAAGGAAAAGAGGTAATAAATGATGAAAATAGTCATAATAGGTCATTCAATATCTATTAAAAATAGAAAATATATTGTTAATAACATTCCTAAGAGATTTAATGTAACGTACAAACTTGAATATTACTTATCTAAGAAAGATTCTATAATGCAATTTTATAGACTAATAGATAAAAGTGATATTGTTATCGCATTATCCAAAAATAATAAATATGACCCTATAACACTTTGTGAATTAATATACGCTAAAAAATGTGATAAATGTATTTTTGAAGTAGATATAACACACCCCGATATTTGGTTATTAAATAACTTATTAAGAATAAATGAATATGATAAAGAGGTGTAGTGGCTATGGTAAAACTATTAAAGCGAATACTTAGATTTTTTCATCGTCAATATCTAAAATATATCAAGCAACAATGCCGCAACAGTTGTCGCACTTGTACCGAACGTATAGAATGTTGGTCTAACGATACGTTTCTCAAGACAGGTAACTGGTATGACCCTTATTAACTCTAAAGTCATTTCAAAAATAAAAGGTAGTATGAATACTCATCCTACCTTTTTATATATCTATAACTTATAAATAAATAAAGCGGTATGCGCACCGAATTTTATATCTGGTAGTATCTTTCAACTATGCATATCCAGACATAGCCAGTATTTATATTATAAGTAGATACCAGCTTAATAGCTTAAAGCCTTTAATATACATTCTTTGCTGCTTAAGTCTTTAAATCTAAAACAACCTTTATCAAAAAAATATCTCATAGCAGATAGCAAAGTGCTGTTACTCTTAAGCATAACATAATTAATGTTATGGTCGTCTGTTGTAACACTAATCTTAATCGGATTGCTCATATCTGGCTTGTTATCACAATACACAATTCCTATTTCTGGATATTCTCTAACAGCATAATTAATACCTTTATAATTCATAGTACAAATATAAGTACTTTTCCCTTGTGGGTTTTCTATAAAAGCAACGTTATCATTCAAATAACATTTTTGTGTAGTGAACTTAAGATAGTTTTCATCTTTACTAAATGCACGCATAAAAGCACTTTGCTGTATTGCTTTACTAGCTGTATCATTAAAGCCCTGTTCAAGTACAAACCCCACACCTCTCAAATAATTAGTCTCATCTTTTAACCGATTGCTTATTCCCATTTCAATATAATAAGGATTAAGTAAACTTACAAAGTTAGCTAACATATAAACAGGTACATATCTACTCTGTTTACCCTTACCTCTTGCAATAGATGTATGAATACTCTTAAACTTTCTGACCTCATCACTACAATAATGATTACTTTCACTTTGAAATTCATCAAATATAATCATATCTACATCACTAAAAAAATGACTATACTTTTTAAGTGTATCAGCGTCATTTAAAGCCATAGCATAACCGCAAGGTTCTTCATTTAACATTAACTCATAAAATAAACCATTAGCACGTCTTTCTGCGGTCATATCATCTGTATTAAAGAAAAGGCTTTTAATATCCTTAAAGAACTTATCTTGACATTCACAAAGTTCATATTTAAACCTATACAATAAGCAGAACTTACTACCATTCTTCTTAAAACGATTAACAGCAAGCCTGTTAAAATAAGTGGTTTTGCCAGCGCTTCTATTAGAAGTACTGATATAAATTTCTGGCTTATCACCATTTACATCCATAAGGCTTAGCAGCTTAGTACCGTCATAAAACATTAACTTCACTTCCAATCTTAATATTTTGAACTGGTTTAATACTAAAAAGTATATTGATTTACATATTAGAATTGAACCATTTTTTCTTTAAATTTATTATAACAAAACACTTGACAATTTGCAATACTAAAAGTATAATAAATTTATCAATTAAATAAGTGGGGTGATTAATATTATAGTAATAATTGTTTCAACTTTTATTGTCTTAGATATTTTATCTGGACTTATAAAAGCACTTAAAAACAATGAATTCAAGAGTAGCATTATGCGGCAAGGTCTTTATTCTAAAGCAGGAAGTTTTCTAATACTTTTCCTTGCATACTTGGGCAAATACGCTTGCACATACATCAACTTAGGCTTTGAACTTCCATTAGTTGAAGCTGTTAGCGTGTATATCTGCATAATGGAAATTGGTAGTATCTTAGAAAATGCTGTTGCAATAAATCCAGAACTTGACAGCAACGCACTATTAAAAATCTTTAAAAGGAAGGAGTAATTAATCACAATGGAATTTCCTATTATTAACAGTAACAGACAGTGGGTTAACAGCTTTATAAATGGTGTAGCACCTCTTGTCTGTGAAGAATACCTTAAGCGCAAGTCCAATGGTGATAAAGTAGTTACACCAGCAACCGTAATTGCACAGGCGTGTTTAGAAAGTGGCTATAATCTTAATGCCACCACGCTATTTGGTATTAAGGGTAATGGTGTTACAAGCCCTACAACAGAATTTGTTAATGGCAATTATGTTAATATTACAGCAAGCTTTAAGTATTACCCTAATATTGCTAGTGCTGTTGCAGGTTATTATGATTTAATGCAGTGGGATAATTATGATGACGTAACTAGCGCAACAACCGTGCAGGATGAGGTTAAAGGTCTTACAAACGATATAGGCTATGCTTATGCAACAGACCCAGATTACTATGATAAGATTATGTCTATAGTTGAAACAAATAACCTTTATGCGTTTAACGAATATGTACATTCTTATAACTATGATACGCCACAGGATGAAAATGACTTTAACTCAAATGTCACAGCTACTAAAACAAATGAAGAATTAGCTGATGAGGTTTATCTTGGATTATGGGGTGTTATGCCAGAACGTAAAGAAAGACTGGAAGCAGCAGGTAGAGATTATGAGACTATTCGTACTATTGTTAATTCTAAGTATTACGGTATTGAGAATAAGAAGTCTATTGATGAATTAGCAGATGAGATATGGCGTGGTGAATGGGGTGATAATCCAGAACGGCGTGAACGTCTTGAAGCGGACGGCTACGATTATGAAGCTGTACAGCAGCGTGTAATGGAAAAATATTACAATGGCTGAGTGGAAATATGGTCAGGAGATATGGAACGCCCTAATGTCTGATATTAACAATGAATTTGGTGTAGCTGGATTAATGGGTAATCTAGTAAATGAAAGTGGATTAATACCTTTTCGTGTGCAAGGTGACTTTTCATCTGGCTACACAGCTTCGAGAGAATACACAGCACAGGTTGATAGTGGTGCTGTTAGTGAATATACGTTTGTACACACTGAGCAAGGTTATGGTCTGGCACAATGGACTTACTATTCCAGAAAGCAGGGTTTATATGATGAACACATAAGTTCTGGTAAAAGCATAGGGTCTGTTGATGTAGGCGTGTCTTATCTCTTATGGGAACTTAAAAACAACTACACAAATGTGTATGACGTTCTTGTAAGTACTAACAGTATTCTTGAAGCAAGTAACATAGTCCTACACGACTTTGAAAGTCCAGCAGACCAGAGTGAAGAGGTTGAACTTGCAAGGTATAAAAGTAGTGTGGAAGTGTATACAACTTATACAGGAAGTGAACCAAAACCACCTACACCGACACCCACAACTAAAAAGCGAATTAAAAGGCTTTTACCATATGCACCATTATGGTTTTTCTATAAAGGATAAAGGATGTGATAATATGGCAGTAGTAACCAGAGAAGATTTATTTAATCGTATTAAGACAAGAATAGGTGACGATACGTCAGATGAGGCTATTTCACTTATTGAAGATTTTTCTGATACGTTTGACAGTATGTCTAACGCAGATAATGAAGATTGGCGTACAAAGTATGAAGAAAATGACAGGCAGTGGAGGGAGCGTTATATAAGCAGGTTTGAAAATCCTATAAAGGATGACAGCACAGAAACAACACATATTCCAGAAGAGGAAACAGAAGAAAAAGAAGTCACTATTGATGACTTATTTGAATAAAGAAAGAGAGGTAATTATATTATGGCAAGTAGACCACCAGTAAAAACACTTGTAAACAATACAACAGATATTCTCAATGCTATTAGGAATAGTGCAAGTGTTAATTATAAAGATTATGTTCCAGCTGCTGAGGCAAACAGCGACAGTGTAAGAAGTATTGGTTCAGTAATTATGGCTTATCCACAGTTACAGAACGAATTTCTTACAAATTTAGTTAATCGTATAGGCAGAGTAATTGTAACTTCTAAAATGTACTCTAACCCTATTGCTATGTTTAAAAAAGGTGTTCTTGAATACGGTGAAACGATTGAAGATATTTTTGTTGAGATTGCAAAGCCATTTGACTTTGACCCCGACACGGCAGAAAAAGAAGTATTCAAGCGTGAAATACCAGATGTCCGCACTGCTTTTTATAATATGAATTTCCAGAAGTTCTACAAGGCTACAATTACAACAAACCAGCTTAAACAGGCTTTTTTAAGTATGGATGGCGTAACAGACCTTATAGCAAGAATCGTAGACAGCCTTTATACAGGCGCAGCATATGATGAATTCCAAACTATGAAGTATATGCTTGCAAGAAGAATGTTACAGGGTCTTATGTATCCTGTTACAGTACCTACTACAAGTACAGCTGCTATGCCAGAGATAGTTGCTACTATTAAGGGTGTAAGTAATGATATGGAATTTATGAAAACTCAGTACAACTTAGCTGGTGTTCATAATCATACACTTAAACCTAATCAGTATATCTTAATTGATAGCAGGTTTGAAGCTAAAATGAGTGTGGATGTATTAGCAGCAGCATTCAATATGGATAAGGCGGAATTTATGGGGCATAGAGTACTTATTGATAGTTTTGGTAGTCTTGATATTGATAGATTAGGAAAACTTTTTGCTAATGACCCTAATTATGTTGAGCCAAGTGAAGATGATTTGCAGGCGCTTAATGCGATTCCAGCTTGTATTGTTGATGATGATTTCTTTATGGTTATTGACAATATGATTGAATTCACAGAAATTTATAATTCACAGGGGCTATACTGGAATTATTTTTATCACTGCTGGAAAACATTCGCTGTTAGTCCATTCGCTAATAATGCGTTATTTGTTGCAGGTACACCAGCTGTGACAAATATTACTGTTAGTCCAAGTGCAGCTAATGTAAGTGTCGGTCAGACATTGCAGCTTACTGTTAATATTACTACTGATTACTTTGCGCCACAGGCTGTTAATTGGAGTAGTGATAATAAGAATGTAGAAGTTAGTGCTACAGGTATGGTCACTGTTAAAACAGGTGCAACTGGTACTGTTAATATTACTGCTACCAGCGTGTATGACAATAAAAAGAGTGCTAAGTGTAAACTAACTATTGCATAAAGTAGTAGTCGTTAATGTAAGATAATGTGAACTGGGTTCAATAGTATTAGTATAGTTAGTATATTAATTAAATTGAACCCAGTTCAATAAATGTGAGGTGAGTTAATGTATATTGAACCTAACACTATTGTAAAATTGTGTGCTAATACTGGATTGAATAACAGATATACAGATACAATGGACTTTAATGATGATAATGCACAATCTGAATGGTTTAATGATAAAGTGAAGTTTACGCTTGATAATAACTCTTATCAGAGAGTTAATAAGGGTGTCTTTCGTGCAGCATTAAGTTCTGATGATTGTATGTATTGTGACTATATGATGTTTCAAAACACTTCTTATTCTGGGAAATGGTTTTATGCTTTCATTAACCGCGTTGAGTATGTTGCTAATGACAGATGTGATATATATTTTGAAATAGATGTGTTGCAGACATTCTGGTTTAATTGGAACTTTCTTAATTGTTTCGTTGAACGTGAACACGTTGAGGATGACACCGTTGGTGCTAATACAACAGATGAGGGATTAACAACTGGTAATGAATATGTTATCGTTAGTACTAATTCTGTTGAATGTGGCAATATGAATGTACAGATGATTGCTACAGATACGCCAGATGATATTAGCACTGCTTATTGGACTAATAAGAACCATACAAGGAATAACATATTTGCTGGGGTTGAAGAGTTTAGCGGCGTTAGTGCTAATAGTGCAGATGTAATTGGTAGTGAATTAAATAAATTTACTACAGCAGGAAAAAGTGATTCCATAATTCAAATGGGTGAATATCCAAGTATATTAGATGAATGTGATGATAGTAATAATTGGACTTTAACTAAAACTTATTCCTTTGTAAGAAATAATGAATTAGGTGCTGATAATTATGGTGGTAAATACACACCTAAAAATAATAAGCTATATTGCTATCCATATAACATTTTAGTCGGCACTAATTTACAGGGTGAAACACATAACTTTAAGTGGGAAGAATTTGAAGACCCTGCCATAGCTAAATTTAATATGTTAGGTGTTAGGTTTCCAACCCCTCAGCTTGCATTATATCCTATAGCTTATAGAGGTATTGCTGCTGATTATGACAGCGCATTAAACTTAGCAAGCTTCCCAGTTTGTGCCTGGAATAATGATTATTATGCTAACTGGTTGGCTCAAAATCAGTATAGAATGAGTAATGCACTAGTGACTGCTGGTTTAAGTGGTGTTAGTAGCATTGCTAGTGGTGGTGTGCAAGGTGCTATTAGAAGTGGTAGTGTTGGTGCTGCGATTGGTACTGCTGGGGGTATTGCCGAAGCAGGACTTAACACTTTTAACACTATTAGGGAACTGAATACAGAAAGTAAAAGTGCAAGTATTATGCCAGACAACTTAGGTGGTGGACTTGCCAGAAGTACTCTTAACGCTGTATATATTTTTCAATATCATTTTAGGATTTATCAGATGTCTTGCAGGGCTGAGTACTTAAAAATTATTGATGATTATTTTGAAATGTTTGGCTATAAAATTAACAGGGTTAAAATTCCTACGCATAGTAGACCCCATTGGAATTTTATTAAGACTGTCGGGTGTAGAATACGTGGCAATTTACCTGCTATGATACAGGCACAGATATGTGATATTTTTGATAAGGGCATTACTTTGTGGAAAAATGGTACTGTTATAGGTGACTATAGCCAAAATAATCATTAGATAGGTGGTGTAAATGTGAAAAGAAAAACCGAAATTGAAAATAGTATATGTGCTAATAATTATACGTGGATGTACTATTATGACAGACTGACTGAAATGGCTTTAAGTTGTTTTAACTGGAAAAATTTGCCTACTGATTGTGATAGTAGATTTTTAGAATTAGCTTGCTTTGGAAAAGGTTGGTGCTTATTTTTTAAAGATGATGTTATGGAAAAATATTTAACGCTTAATGCTATGTTAGGTGGTGAACTGGATGTCTATAATATTCCTGTTACAAGAACAGCATATGCGCCTAACGGCTACAGTAATGTGTTAAATAAATCTAATAGCGTTATTATTTTTAACAACTATTTGCATAATAATACAGCCTTTTATATTGAAATGTTTGCTAAAAGATTGTGGAATTTGGATAGAATTATAGATGTTAATAGCAATGCACAGAAAACACCTATTTTGATAACTTGCAATGAAAAGAAAAGATTTAGCCTTAAAAACTTATTTATGAAATATGATGGTAATGCGCCTGTTATCTATGGTGATAGTAATCTGTTAAGTGGTGATGAGTTTAAAGTCCTTAAGACTGACGCGCCTTATATTAGTGATAAGATATATGAGCTTAAAACTAAATACTGGAATGAAGCGTTGACATTTTTGGGTATTGCTAATATGCAGGAAACAAAAAAGAGTAGGTTAGTCACTGATGAGGTTGATAGGTCTATGGGTGGAACTATTGCAAGCAGAAATTCAAGAATGTTAGCAAGAAAACAAGCCTGTCAGCAAATTAACGATATGTTTGGGTTGAATGTGGATGTTGAGTTTAATGACAGCTTTGAGGATAGTTACAGAGAAATTACAGATAGTGTTCTTAATCATAATGTAAATGGGGTGAGCGATATTGAGTAAATATTCAACAGAGGTTAGGTTCATTTGTGAAACAGCCGCAGGGTTAATTGAAAGTAAAGGCTATAATGAGATTGATAATATTATTGATAAAGCTGTTAATAATATATTTGAAAGTGATATACCATTTTTTGATAACGAATATGGTATAAAGCTGGAAAAAAAGATTTTAAGGCATTATTATACCAGAGAAATAGGGTTTGAAACCGTTGGGTTATGGAAATTACAATTAAACACAACTATGAAAGAGATAATCCCATATTACAATAAACTTTATAAGACAGAGATGTATAAGTATGACCCACTTTCTGATTTTGATTATACTATTAAAACTGACAGTAATGATGTAAGAACAGATGATTTAACAAAAAGTAATATGGGTACACAGGAAGTTAAAACAGGTGATAAGAATGTTAATAAGTTCAGTGATACACCACAAGGCGGTCTTGAGGATGTTGAAAGTGGTGCTTATTTAACTAATGCTACTATTGATAACAGTGAGGGTAGCAGTAATAGAACTGATAATTTAACAGAAAAGAATATAGGTACAGTTGGGAATGTTATTGATAGAACTGAGCGTAGATTTGGTAAACAGGGTAGTAAAAGTTATGCAGAAATGATAATACAAGAAAGAGAAAGTTTTCTGAATATTGATATGCAGGTCATAGAGGAACTTGAAGATTTGTTTATGTTAGTGTGGTAAAGAGAGGTAGTGTAATATGTTAAATTTTAAATCTTTTCGATTTTGGTGCCAAAAAGTGTTACCAGCTATTTATGATGATAGCTTGAGTTATTATGAATTATTGTGTAAGGTTGTAACTTATCTTAATGATATGAGTAGCCAGACAGAAACACAATTTAATAACTTAGAAACATTGTTTAATGAACTTAAAGGTTTTGTTAATAATTATTTTGATAATCTAAGTGTGCAGGATGAAATTAATAAAAAGCTAGATGACATGGCTAAAAGTGGTGAACTTGAACAATTATTTTTTGCTTATTCAAACTATTTAACACCAGAAATGTTTGGCGCTAAGGGTGATGGTGTAACAAATGATAATGCCGCTTTTAATAAATGTCTTGTAGCTGCTAGTACTAAAAATTTAAGTGTCATTTGTAGAAAAACAACCTATCTTATAGACACTCTAAACATTACATCTAATATATACATTAATTTTAATAATTGTACTCTAATTTCTACAGGCGGAAACATTATTAATATTAGTGCAGGCAATGCCGAAAATGGTGTAATTGAAAATTGTATAATAAATGCAAACAATAATATTGGAATTAATATTAATTATATGCAACATTTTACAATTAATAATGTATTTATATATAATGTTAATAATATTGGAATACATTGTGTATCAGGATATGAAAATACATTATCAAACATAAAAATATATGGTCTACAGTCGAATAGTGCAATAGGCATAAAGACAGAAACAGGATACCACGATAATAACTTTAATAATATCATTATGAAAGACTTAAATTATGGCTTTTATTTACAATATGGATTAAATCACATAACACAATATCATATCTGGTCATCTAACGCCGTTATGTATGCAAAAAGTGTAGGCATTAAATTAGGGGGCACAACTATTTGTAGTGATATTCATTTTGATACTGTTTCAATCTGTATAGAAGATATTTCTGAAGAATGGCGTGGTAAAATTGGATTAACAAATGTTGTATGTGACTTTCCATATAATTATGAAAGCTTATTAACTGATACACCATATTTTTACCATTGTTTAGGTGGTGATGGAAGTAACATTTTATATGTAAATGGAATTGACGTAAAATCAACAGGTACATTAATTCCTAAATTTACTAATCTTTTGTTAAATAATTACTATGGAGGAAAAATATCAACTCATTATTTAGGTACACAAATGAATAATGTTCCTTATTCTGATATTATTCTTAATATAGTATCTTCTCTTACACTAAATGGGTGTACACTTGATGGTAGTATTATAACATTAGGGGGGCGTTATTCTGGTACAATTCAATTTAATATTACTTTAACAGCTAATACTACTTTAAGTTCATATACAACCCTAATATCTGGGTTACCTAAACACAAAAATAAATTAGATATAACAAACGATTTATTATTAGAAAATAATACAACTAATAAACTTTATTATGATATTAATAATGGGTTGTTAAAAAACACTCAGCCATTATCAAGTGGAGATACTATTAAAGGATTTGGAATTTATATCTATTAGTGCAAAAATACTAGCTACCAGTGGTGCATACTATTGGTAGCTTTTGTTCACATTGACAATGA